AAATAAGAAAGGTGAACTTGCGTATAAACGCCGTGAGTATTTAAGATGCAGAGACAACTTTATAATACCGCTGTTGAGTTACAAGGGCCTCAACAGTTTCAAAACAATAATAATAATCAAACTTTACCAATGATTGTAGGTGGAGCCACTCATAATTTGAGTGAAAAGCGACAATCAAAGGAGCATGCACTTTCTGCTCTGAAAAAAAGACGTGAAATGTTAGATGAGGAAGAGACCAGAATGCGAAACTCATTTGATCTGAGTCTTCCCATCAACACGCTGAAAGTACAAAAAGAAAAACAAAAAATTGGAGTAGCAATTAGTGACTATTATACTTGGAGCGACAACTTCGTACTGGCAAATCAGTCATCATACACTTATCAGTGGATATATGCTAATCCTCCAGCAACAAATTATATGTCAGGGAGAATAAACGTAACAGGCAGTATTGGAGTAGGCACTTTGATGCAGAATGATCGATTGATAGTGGTTGTCACACCAAACGTAATTCCCGTGGCACCTGGCGTGAACCCATTTACACGTCTAGAATATCCGAACAATACACAAATATTAATTGATGACAACTTCCAACTGTTGCAACCCTCTTTAGGTGCGGCAGCAGTGAATTCATACTCAAAGACTTACGATCTACCCGCCGTACAAGGTAGCAATGGAACTTACATGTATTTTATACTTCTGAGTGACACCACGAATAGTGTGACTATGAATATAAGTGTTTATATGGAAGCAGAGAACAACACATTATTGGAAAGATACCTGAAAAGAAAACGAGAACCACAATTTATTCCGTTCTTGGCTATCTTGGGAATGGCTGCTCAAGTGGTGTTACCAGGACTGATAAGCACAGTTGGAGAAGTATTACTGGCTACGATCAATAATTTGATGTTGGAGTATTTACCAGTGAAAGTACAAGTAAGACTTGGTGCTGGAGCAAGTGCAACAGGGATGATCTACATTGCGGACCCTAACACACCAGTGAGTACAGGTAGCATGTATGATGCAACAGCAGTTACATTGATAGACTGTTTTACAATGAGTGGACCTATCACAGGAACTAGTATAGTACAAAGCTTTGAAAAAGTTTACAGTAACGTAGTAATACCAGCAGGCAAACAGATGTTGATGAACTGGATAACAGAAGGTGTTGTTGGGAATGCAGTCATTGATGCAGCTATAAAACCAGTGTATCAATTACAGAACACTTCCCTCAATGCAGACGATTACATGACAAGCGAAATAACAGATGAATGCCGGAAAGAGACTGGAGAACGAAAAGGGAAAACTTACTGCATACACACAAGTGGACCTGACCATGAGAGAAAATTTTATGCTCATATGCTTGGTTCAGAACCAAAGAACACTAGAGACATGGTTTGGGCTGAAAGTAAACGACAAAGCATGGAGTGGGCAGAAAGCGGAACAACAGAAAACCATGCTCAAGGTTACAGTGTAGCTCTACAACGCAATCACAACCAAATGATGCACGCTAGTAATGGGAATACAGACTGGAAGGCTTTGGCAAACTGTACTGTTATGAGAAGTAACATGGACAATGATCCTGAATCATATATATCGACTGTTGAAGAACCAAATAGTGGTTGTTTTACGTTTGAAAGAGAAGAAGACGCCAGCTTGGATTATAGAAAACAAGTAATAGACCCACACCAAAGTATTGGAGCATTAGGCCCAATCCGTTTAATGCAGCATTTTGGTGATTTTGAAAACGTAAAAACTGTTGAAGATATAAAACGTGAATCACTAGCACAACAAACAGCTATAGCAGAAGCAAGAAAAAAGGGAAAAGTAAGTTTCTTGGAACAAGTGGAAGTCTTAAGCACTATTATCACTGAACCTGTACATGTAAGTACCAGTGTAGAAGAAAAGGACAAAGACTATGCAGCATATATTCAAAGCACTATAGCAGAAGACAACTGTTACAATCGTTATGCAATTTTGCTAACATTGGATGACACATGGGCTGAGGAAGTAGAATTTGACGAATTAGGGGAAACGAAAGACGAAGACGAGTTGTTGAATACTGATAAGCATCCAAGTAGACTTTTTGCAAAAAAGACTTTGAAAAGTAGTTGTTTAACGGAAATGTCATTAGCCACAGAAAACGCATCCAAATTAAAAACAGCACAATTGTGTCAAAACGCTGCTACACATGAAAAACTGTCTAAGGAAAGAGTTAGCAAAAGGAGAGGAGAGAGCGAGATACCAAATAGAGTGAAGAACGATTATAGCGACAATGATAACCCATTGGTAACAGGGGAAGGCAAGTTTGCTGGTAACCAAGAACTAAAAAGCTTTTGTAAAAATCGAGCCTTATTACTAAAAAGAGTAGTTACAAAATATTCCAATCCTAACGCGATGATGAATTACATCCGAGAAAAAGTGCCAGATATAGAGTGGGTAAGGCTATTGATACATTATGCTGAACAGCAAAACCCAGAAGAATGGGAAGATAGCATCCCAGCAATGTATTGTTGGTGTTACGTTCACGGCAAGTTTGACAATGGATCAAGACTAATAGCTTATTTGCACTTGCATATGAAACTGAATACGTTGCTAGCTGAGGATGCTTTCGAAAAATGGTTTGCATGTTTCTTTGGGAAAGAATATAAAAAGACAAAAACAGAAGTTTTTGACAGATACTTTACTGTTTATCCTAGCATACAAGTTCCACAACATACTAATGATTCCTGGGAGCATACTGCTGCCAGTGCGCATAATCAGACCGTACACGCAGCAAATGGCAACAGCACTGAGCAAGTAGAAATCGCAAATACCATGGAAGAAATAAAACAGAGGAAGACATTTAGACAACTAGTAGACTCGGAAGAGTCTGGTACTTATGCCAACCCAGTTCATTTGTCTGGTCGATTTCAAGGGCAGATAACAACAGTAAGCAGGGCATTCTCTTCAGCGGCATACGGCTCAATGTTTGACGGGACATTCTTAAACGGAGATAACACACAAGGAGCAAGATTTCAAATTCCAGCGCCAGAAGACATGATGCAGCCCAGAAATGTGAGGACAGGAGCTGGGGGCACACTTGCAAACAGCGCTCAATCGTTGAGATGGGGATTCATAAATGAAGTATTTCGAATGAATAGTAGAGAACTAGTAGATACTGATATGGCAATGGCAGTCAAAGCTTTGTTTAACCAAGGAACAATAAAACGTGATCAAATAACTGCTTTTGGTTTTAAAACCGATAATAGTGCAAACATAGCAAGAACACAAGTAAATACCGGAGACGATTTTAGCGGATTATTCTTACGATGGATATTGTACATGTTTTCACTAAATTGGGGAACAGCCACACAAGGTAAGCCATTAGCTGGAGAAGCAGGGAAACACGACTCGAGCATATTAGTAACTCCAGTAAATCCAGTGTTTGGTTACAACAACGGAACAAATGTGTTCGGCGAAAATTTAGGTGGAGCAGTAGCACCAGTCTTTCCGTTTCAGACCGCTGTCAAGTCTTTCGCACTGCATGTGACACTAGCCACTGTACCGCTGAATGAACAAAACAACGTAATTGCAATTCATCCATCTTTGTGTGTAAACAACGAGTCAGTCAACGCTGGACAATTAATAGCATTGTTGTTGATGGGATGGGTAGATTATCCAGCCGGATTCCACAATGTCATAATGAATACTACTACACCAGGAGGCGCAAACGCTGGCTTGCAATGTTTTATACTCAACTCAAGTGCCGTTTTCTTGTCTGGATTACCTGTAGTGCATTTTTTGCTACCTAGAATCGGTGCAGGTGTTGACGATCAAAACTTAATGCAGATGGCTGCTGCTACGTCTGTAAGCGTGATGACTGGGCCTACAGCATCAGGAGCACTAAACGCAAACGCTCCTATCGGCATATCAGCTGTAGGCAATTTACAAGCAGTGAATATAGCGCAGTTTTTGTACACTCATTTAGCTACACCGGCTACAACGTTAAGCAGTCAAAGCATATGGCGTTTAATGGATCAAGTATGCGAACTTTTCGGTGCACGCAGTGATCTGAATCTGGCGTGGGAGTTGGCGTGTATTTTGGTAAACAGGTATTCGGGGATGGCATGGTTTGGAGCGACGACTGTACCAGTTGAGTGGCCCGCGGGAAGCGCAGCACAAGCTAGACAAAAATACTTTAATGGAATGAAATTGCTCACTGTAGCTGCAGGCTATCCTACACCACCAACTAAAGTGGGAGACTTCACAATAGGTAGACTATCACCTATGCTATGGACCAAGGTGAGCATGGGGTTAAGTGTTTTAAAAGCTCAGACTTGTGACGCAGATTTTGGTTTCTTGTCTTCTTTATATCTTTGGCAATACAGTCAATACATAACAAGAAACTATGCTACAACAATGCAAGTATTGTATACCAGCTTAGGATGGAGTGTGGGTCTATGGAGAACAGCAATCAGTGGCAATTGTCTACTACCAAAGGTTCGTGACTTAGCAAAAAGTTTTTGGACAAGATATGACGATGGGATACTCCAGTCTGACAATGGCCCTGCATTGGACAGACTATACAGTGGTCTGACAGGGTGTCGTACAGCAAAAGATTCACATGGCAATTCATTATTATCATATATGAACTATCCAAGTTCTACCGCGATTTCAGGGGTGGTGCTCACGACTGGACAAGAGCAAACATGGTGTACACCAAGAATAATAATTGACTTTTGGCTTCAGACCAGTTGCACTTCACTGCCAAAAGCAATGAGTCAGTTTTTAACTTCTAGTAAAAAGATGACAGGCATGACATTCAAAGACTCTTCAATGATACCTATAGCTGGCGGCCTAATTACTGCACCTCGACACTATGCTGGAAGTTTTTACTATTTCGGAACTCAAGCCATACCTATGACTGTGGATGAAGAACTATGGAATTTCAGAATATTATGGCACGCTTTAGGTGGCGATTTGACTGAATTAGATGGAGTAGGAGTTACACCAACGACGGGTGACTATGTGTGTCAAAAATTTATATATCAAGACGGGTTTATGGCAAGTGCAGCAGTAAATGGTGCAATATATGCTTGTGATAGTTGTTGGGTAGCAACAGTTGATTCACTAGCTCAATCTATTTTTAGTGCTGTTGTAGTGGCTGCACAGAATACTATGTCGCAGATAGTTACGGGAAGGCAGTTCACAGGCCTGCAATGTTTAATGATAAACAATGTGACTGCTGAACCTTTACTGATAAATGATGACGGCACTGTAGGAGTGTCAATATTCAAAGCAAGAGCTAAAAAGACCAAACAAGAAGGAGCACCTCCAGTAGAAGAGGACTCAAAAAAAGCATTGCTGGTCTAGATTCTATTCTTGGATTTCTGGACTGGGAATGCAGGTCAAGAAGAAAAAAGAAGGAGATGGTATACGATGCCATGGACTGCTTGATAGGAAAAAACATGGCGTATGATATTTGGGATAAACTTACAAAAACACAAACAAGGTTGTCAAATTTGTTCTGGTGCGTGATTGGTTGCTTCTTCAAATTAGGTGACAAGTATACTCCAATTGTAGACATGATACATGAGAGACTAATTTCTGGAGGTGAAAAGAAAATAGCGAACATAGACGACATAATAACAATGGTAAAGAAGCAAGAGAAAGACATATTATCAAGCAATAAAATAACGAAACAAGAGAAAAAAGAGGTAGCGGAGAGGATAAGCATAGCTATCATCCGGACAGACGAAGAATTTCAAAAGTATTATCCAGCCAGAACTAAGACAGATCTCAGCATACGAAGAACAAGGTACGAAGATCTGGCGTTAGCGTATAAGAAGCGTGGCAAAACAGGAGAACTTAAAAATGGAATGATTATGCTAGCTACATTTGATTACATATCGTGTTTAAACATACTATGGGCTAATCTGTTGGTTGATAACTGGATGAAAAACATGTACTTAATGGGCTGTTTCGATTATGGACTTGACTACTACATAGAATTGTCAAAACTCATTTCTACTATAGCAAAAAACAGCGACATGATAGGGCCAGAGATAACTTATTATATTGAATGTCAAAGTTTATGTGGCTACAGGAATCCGCCTTTCACTAATTTTTCTGTAATGGAGCAAAGCAAAAAATTAGCTGACAGTGGTAACGAGCATCCATTGAAAGAATTATTTTTTGAAGAGGTCAAAAAACTCGAAGTGTTTGAATCTGTTCATGAATACATCTCATTGTACAACTGGATAAGAGAAGGAAAATGGGACACAGCGGGAAGCAGTAGCTTTGGGAAAATAGAAATTGACGGTAAATTGATTAAGTGCAGGAAAAATACTTTACTATTTGTGTACACCGTTGAAGAACTTTATTCATTGATAATAGACTTCAAACCTATTAACAAAGTAGTTGTGAAGTCTGAGTTAACAAAAAACAGAATAGCGGTAGCAAGTGATTTAGGCACGTACTTTCTTATGACTTGGGTGAATTACTTAGCCGGAGACTTTGAACATAACTGGACAGAGATAGCATATGACGAGACTTATTCTTCAGAAAAAACCAGAATAATGAACTTCTTGGAGCTTAACAAGAACAAAAGCTATGCATTGCCTTATGACTTTCAGGAGTTTGATCATCAGCCAACAAAAGATGAGCTGTTGGCTTTACTAGAGTTAAAAACGAATATGATGTGGCTTAAAGTTCCTGAAGAATCAAAAACAAGAGACAGTGCATTATTGGAGAAATTGAAATATAGTGTGACAAATGCTAAATTAGCAGGTACTGAGGGAGACAAGAAATTTATTTTTGACGTTAACGGAGGAGTATTATCTGGATGGTTCTTTACAAGTTATTTCGGAAATGGTTGGAACTTGGGACAGAGCAACACAGCGTGTAGTATAATTAGCAGTCTGGGACTTTCACCACCAAAAAAATTTATCAAAGGAGATGACTGTGTGTTCTTTTGTGATTCGAAAGATATACTTTACTTGTTTGTAGCAATTATGGAAGCAAACGAAATGAAAACTTCAAAGGGAAAGTTTTCTTTGCACAAAGGATGCAGTGAATTCCTGAGGATACGTTATTCCGACAAAGCATATGGATATGTTATGAGAACAATACCTGGTTTAACACAAAGGAAACCATGGTCAAATCAACCTTGGACAGACGATGTGGTTCTCAACAACTTATATAGTACGGTAAATACGATAGAAAGACGACACGGTAACACGGCATGCCTAATGGACACATTCATTGAACGTTGGTGTGCTTTGAAAAATGTGAATAAACAAATAATACACATTCCTCGCGAGCGCGGAGGTTTCGGTATACCGCCGTTAATCGAAGATCTGATTGTGAAAAAAGAGAAGAGAGTGGAAAAGGAAACATTTATTACAGCTAAGTACTTGCCGGAACGGAGGATGTTGGAACTATCACGAGCAGGAATTCCTTGCAGTAAGCAAGATTTGATTAACATTGCTACAAGTGAATTGAATACTACATTGGCAGCTGACGATATACCAGCAGTGAGTAAAATATTGAGAGCTAAAGCAAACAAAAGGCTACGGAAATTGAAGACAACCAAGATAAGAGAAAAAGGTTATGCTTATCATGAGACAGAAGTTAACGTAACACAAGGCATATTGTCTAACATGACCCAAAAGGACAATGCTGCCTTGACAAGGTTTATGCCTTGCAGCTACGGAAGCAAACGGAAATATAATGATGTAATCAATTCAGCGAAAGAAATACTTGTTCAGACAAAAGGAAAGTTGCTTGATTGGATGAAAACGACGTTGCCTGACTTGTACATCATAGTGAAACAACATAGAAGTTGGTCTGTTAATTTTTGTCTGGACTGGTTTCTAGGAAATTTATCTCAGGAACCTGAGATGAATCCAAAATTACATTCTTTAACATTCAGAATTGCCTGTCAGACAGGGAATTGGAGGAACTATATGCCAGGGAATGTCTTGTACTCTGTAATAAGACAACGTTATTCTAAATATGCCGCAGCTGTAACAAGCTGTGAATATTACAGAGATGTGTACTGTTGGTAAATAGTAAAGAAAAGGTATTGCGCCAATGAAAAAATACGGGAGTCACAGCCGGGCGCGGTAAGTTGTGAGTAAGAGCCGGGGCGGCCGCCAAAAA